CAGAATCTCTTACAGTTACAGCATATGTAATCGAAGCAGTTATATCACTTGTTCCACTAGCTAAACCAGAGTGTACTCCATATCGTCTTGTATCATTTGATGATGAAACAGTTACTGTGGAAGGATCATTATCAACAACTATATTCGTGTCGTCTGTTACTGCTACTGAAAATGTACTGACAGCGGAAGCATGATATGCTAAAGCTGTTGCTCCTCTCCATACTCTAATATCAGTACCAGATCCTGTCATATTAGGGTTATCTCCATCTTTATCAACCGGAATTGTATGTGACTCGTTTGAAAGAATAACAGTTATAGCATCTGTACCCCCTTTAATTGCATAAATAGATACTGTATCTATAGATTTTTCTACACCAGCATCATAAAATATTACTTTTACAGTTCTTTGTTGCCCAACAGCAGGCTCGTCGTCATCATCCATTGCATAAGTAGCTGTTGTACTTGCCGCTTGTTTAGTTACAAAACCTGAGCCTGAATCTACAGCGAATAAAAAGGTTTCTTCTCCTGATGCTCCTGATCCATCTGCTGTAAATGTTAAATCTTCATCTGGATCCTCGACTCCGTCTTGATTATAAGTAATTACATATTTACTCGATGTTAGTTTAACAGAGTATCCACCTACTCCAGCTGATCCTGTAGCACCTTGTTGTGATTTAGAAAAGGTTTGTGTTTTAGAAATCGTTATTACATTTTCAATATTTATTGGGTATGTAACAAGTGCTTGACTAGCTGTTATACTACTCACATTTCCAAATACAAGATTTTTTCCAGTAATATCAGGTGAACTATCTACAGTAATATTAGTATCGGTTATATCACCTTGAGTTACTCCAAATTGATTAAAAGTTGGAGTAGTTCCAGAAGCTACTGCTTGAAGTTGTTTTGTACCTTTAAATACAGAAATAGTTGTTCCTGAGTTATCATAAGTAACAGTTCCACCTGTTGTAGTTGGTAAAGTTTTTGCATCGTTTGTTATATTTACAGTATAAGCGTCCGCTTCTGTTGTAATTGCATATTTTTCTATTTCATATGTTGGCATTATGATGTCCTCGTTATTTTAGCACAAACCGTATCTTCTTCAATATCTGGTTTCCAAGATTGATAGTAACAATACACTCCACTGAGTGCTATAGGGCTGGCTTCTTTTAAATACATTTCTGTATCACTTATTATAGCAAATACTTCTCCATAAATAGCATTTGTTTTAAGAACATAGTCATTTGTTGAAGCAAATCTAACTAAATCTCCCTCTACAAAATCACCATCAAAATTAGTACCAGAACCTGTTACTTTATGACTAAACTCTGCAACAGTTGCTGTTCCACTACCTAAAGTTAATCCATTATTTGATGCTCCTATTTCCTTCCAATATTTAAAGTTTAATAGTCCATAATAAACTGTAGCCCCATTACTATGAGTAGCAGCTGTAGTACTATTAGCTCCTCTTGTACAACCTGTTAAAGTAGTACTAGTTATACCTGTATAGGTAATATCCTCTGAATCAACTCTAATAGTTCCTTTAGCTCCGAGGTTTGATACTGATGCTACATCGATAGAAGTTTCTGAAGCATCTAAAGCTTCCGCTAATGTGGTTGTAGCTCCTATACTATTACTAGAAACTATATTATCTGTAAATATATTTGCTCCTACCCATGGATCAGTAGTATTACTTGAATCATGTATTAAATATCCTTCTCCACTACTTGCCAATCCAGAAAAAGCTTGTATCTCTTGAGCTGTAGTAGCAGAAGTTACAATATGTTGCTTACCTTTATGATTTGTAAAAGTATAATTATCAGCAGCAGTATTTACATTTCCACTAGTAGTATTTAATATAAAACTACCTGTCATATGACCGCCTCTAGGAAGCTTCTCAAATCTACCTAAAGGGGCATGACTTGGTATTTTAAATTCTCCTTTAACGGTTTGCCATATAGATTTTTGAGTTCCTTTACTTACTGCTCTAACTTGAACTGTATACCAACCATATCTTACATCATCGATAGTAATTACAGTACGTCTAACTCTTCTTTTCTTAGTAGAATTATCTTTACTTAAATTATGTTTAAGTTCATACCAGCTAACTTCTGAATCTACTAGTTCTTCTGCTTGAAATACAAAAGTATTATTTGTATGAGATTTTGAAATAGTAGAATAAGCACCTCTTGTTAATCCTGTTAAAGTATTAGTACTCTTACTTGTATATTTAATAAATTCCTCATTTATTTTAACAATTCCACTACTTGAAAAATTAGTACCATCTTGTAATACAATAGAAGTAGAAGTCGCAGTTAAGGCACCATTTAAAAATGTTTTAGCATGTGCTTCTGAAGTTTTTGCTGTTTTTGGTGCTCCCCAAGAAATTGTGGCGGAAATTCCTGTTCCACCTGCACCACCAGCTATACCTTGATAACCCATATTTGATCCTCTTGAAAAATTTACTGATAGAGATGAAGGTGGTGGAATAGCTATAAGTCTATCTGGTTGAATATCATAAGCTGGAGTATCTATACGATAACCCTTTTCTATTTGATCATATTTAGTTCTATCATATAAAAGAGCAGAAATATCATAAGTTTCATCACTATTTTCTGTTACAGATACTATTTTATATTGAATTGTTTTTTGTGCTCCCTTAGTTTCATTACTATCTCTTTCATCTGAAGTTAAAGCCCATATTACTTCTGCTGGTGGAACACTAGAAAATGCTGATAAAACTGGTAAGGCTTTTGTAGTTATTGATCCATCTGTACTACTTGGAGTTCCGTCTAATCCAGCAAAATTTACAAGTTGATTTTCAACTCTCGCATCTTCTACCCATTCTAATCTTATTGGAGTACTACTATCATCTTGTACATTTAAAGATTTTAATTCTGTATCTATAGAAGCTCCGTTTTTATCTTTAAGTATAATATCTCCTCTTAAATATGTTATACCATTTATATCAGCACTATCTTGTCCAATAAAAGCACCTCCTGTTCCAAATACAACATGTAGAGTATAATTACTATTTGGATATAATGTTATTTCTCTATCTAATGGAATATTAAACATATCTCTAGTTCCTTCATTAGATACTCTTCCGCTAAATTGTATTTTTTTCCGATCACCATCTTGAATATTAATTACATCTCCTGGTCTTACAAAAGCAGCATTTGTAGCAGTTTGAAAAGTAACTACTTCTGTTTCTAATTTATTAACTAAAAGCATCCATTGACCCAATCTGTGTGCTTGTGCTTGACTAGTACAACCAAAACCAGCCACACTTTTTGTTTTTATTTTTTTTGTTTTTATAATATTTTCTACATCTTCTACTATCTCTACTTCTTGTAAAAATTTATTCTTAGGATTATTCCAACTTACAATTATTTGATTAGGTTTTTGTCTATCTGAAGAACCTTGATAAGCAAAAGTTCCTGTCATAACATTTGTTTGATTAAATGTATATAAAGGTAGTTTTAATCTATCTTGAACAGGAGTTAATTGCCCATTCATCCAATAAAGCATACCTCTAAATATAGAAGCAAAATCTGATAAAACTTTATAAGCGTCTCCTGTTTTACTAATATAATGGTTACATGTAAAGCGGGGCTCTGTACCTCCTTCTCCATCTGGAACTAATTCATCACAGTATCTTGCTATTTTATATAATGCATATTTATCAACTAATGTATTATCTGTTATAATACTCCCTAATCCATATACAGGATTTATGCATAGATCATAAAATACCCAAGCAGGATTATTACAATACATTTTATTATGATTTACACTAGATTCACTAAAAGTGCCAAAGTCTCCTCTAAAATTACCATCCCAATCTTGATAACTTCCTGCATCTACTCCTGTAGATGGATTTCTCTCATATCTAGCTGCTCCATTTGTTTCATCTCTTGTAAAATAATTACTGGGTACTTGAACTTTTAAACCTTTAACATGATATTGTCTTATAGGAAAAGTTTTAAAATCTTCAGCACTAAAAGTTACTCCTGCATATGCTGTTAATGGATAACTTAATTTATCTGTAATTTGTGCTTCTAAAGCTTGTAATATGGTAACGCCATACATAGTCCAAGAATTTGATGCTTTACGAAAATTATCTGAATTAACTTTTTTAATTCTTATTCTCCAATCATCAAAAGGTTGAAAAGGTGTTGCATCTATAAGAAACTCTTCTGCAAAAGCCTGATGTGTAGGACCTGATACAATAAAAGCATTACTTGCTTGTCTATTTGGACCTGTCCATCCATATGCATCAGGATCTTCTAAAACTCCGTTTGAATTCATTAGAGTTTCTCTTCCAAAAGCTATTTTTGATGTAAAACTATTAGCTCCTGGTTCTACATATTCGAACCATATTTGAAGTTCACTCCAATTAGGACCTTCATTTCCATCATGATTATCTATTGAATATAATCCTTGAGGAAAATCAATAGTTATTTTTATTTGATCTATTAAACCCGCACTTGGAACAGACATATCTTGTGCTGTTACAATAGTATCACTTGCAGTACCTGAAAAAGTTTCTTCACTTCCACTTTCATTCCATGCTGTTGGTGCAGATGTTTTAGATTCATAATCTGCATTTTGTAGTAATTGAGTTTTTGGTACATAAAGATAACTTGCAGTAGGAATAGCCTTACCAAAAGATGTCATAGGTTTCTGATATAAAGTGCCTGCATTAAAACTTGCTCCCACACTTTCGTAGTTCCATTCTTTATCTTCCGAATTTGGATTCCATGTAATATCTGTTTCATGAAATAAAATACAAGTTTGAGTTGTAACTGAAGTAAGGGCTGCATCTTCTAATGTACAATAATCTTGTGCAGCATTAAAAGCCGTTATTTTAGATACATGATCTAAATACCCTATAGCTGTTGTTACTGAGTTATATATTCCAGGCATTACATATGCTTGAGTTGCACTAACATATCTTTGTATATACCCATGATAATCTGTTCCACCCATTCCTGCTCCTTTTATAGTTATCATGGGAGTATAGGGTTCATCTCCTGTAGCCATAGCTTCAGTGAAAAAACTACCACTAGCAGTTATTAAAGTTTGAGCTTCATTTCCCACTGGTCCCCCTACTGAAGTTCCTGCAAAAGTAACTCCTCCAGAACTAGTTGTTGATTTACCAGCTCCTTCAAGCAATAAATATTGATGTTTAGTACTGTCTATTACTCTATTATCAAAAAATTCTTCTTCTGCATCTACAGTAACTCTATCATCATTTGTAGTAGTATCTAAACTTGCTTTATAGGTTTTCCTAGGACCTGATGTAAGCCAAATACCTTCATCTAACATAGGAGTAGAATTAAGATAAATAGAGGAGGGCCCATTTATTAAGCCGTGTATTTCTCCTTCAGATATTAAATCAAAAACAACTGCATATTGTTCTGTATTTTCAGAAGCAAAAATACCCTCGGCTCCTGCTAAGCCATATTTTTTCCAAGCTCCTTCATCCCATCCTGACATTTATCTCTCCTCTACGTCATAATCATCATATGCATCAGTTACTGTTCCACCTGATGTACTTGCTGCATCGTTTCCTGCGTTTTGTGCATTTTTATAATTCGTTGCATATAGAGTATTACTATTAGTATAATCTCTATCTGTATATTCTAAATAATTTAAAGGTATAGCATTAGTAGACATTGAAGCACTTATAGGAGTTCCCGCTATCAGCATCTCTCCATATAAAAGAGGTACAGGCTGTCCTTGTAATATAGTATTACTTCCACCATCAAATAAGTAACCTTCTTCTTGCTTTTCTTTATCTATATCTCCTATTAACATTTGTTCCACACCTTGCGTCGTTAGTTGTGTTCCTACTGTTATCAGAGCTCCCCCTACATATTCCATAAATGCCGCCCATTTACTACCTTCTGCATATTGTATACCCCAATCAACTGTTCCACTAACATAATACCCTATAACTATTAAAGTTACTCCTATAATTATTTTACCCATACCAGTACCCATAAAGCCGCCTTTTCCTTTGTCTTTTCCTGCCCCTAAAGGTACTGCGGTAATAATTATATCTTCATTATTTAAATTTAAAAGTAATTCTGATTCATCATTTATATATTCATCTGCTCTTTGAATTACAAACCCAATTTCGTTTTCTTCAGTTTCAATTAAATATTTTCTAAATCCCTCTCTTTGACAGTCTATTAATCTAATTATTTCTCCATAATTAGATACATTCATAGACCATTCGTATCCAAATTTATCTCCAATATCTCCTACTAAATGTACTTTATTCATTTATCTCTCTTCTACGTAGTAATCATCATATGCATCTACTACTGTTCCACCTGATGTACCTGCTTGTGCATTTCCGGCATTTTGTGCATTTTTATAGTTCGTTGCATATAAAGAATTACTATTAGTATAATCTCTATCTGTATATTCTAAATAAGATAATGGTATAGCATTATTAGACATTGAGGCACTTATAGGGGTTCCTGCTATTAATAACTCTCCATATAAAAGAGGTATGGGCTGTCCTTGTAATATATTATTATTTCCACCATCAAATAAATAACCTTCTTGTTGCTTTTTCTTATCTATATCTCCTAGCATTAGTTGGTGTACACCTTCTAGTATTAAAGTTGTTCCCATTACCATCATTGAACCACCCACCATTGTTGCCCAAACCGCAGGACCGGCAATAGTATTACCGAGGGCTCCCATAAGCATTGGAAAGTGGTAGCCAATAACAATTAAAATTGTTCCTATAATTATTTTACCCCAACCAGTGCCCATAAAACCACCCTTGCCCGAATCTGTACCTGCTCCCAGAGGTACTGCAGTAATAATTATATCTTCATCATTTAAGTTTAGAAGTAATTCTGATTCATCATTTATATATTCATCTGCTCTTTGAATTACAAACCCAATTTCGTTTTCTTCAGATTCAATTAAATATTGTTTAAATCCCTCTCTTTGACAGTCTATTAATCTAATTATTTCTCCATAGTCAGATACATTCATAGACCATTCATATCCAAACTTATCCCCTATATCTCCCATTAAATGTACTTTATTCATTTTATTTCTGGTTTTAAGTGGTATAACTCTTTACTTGGTAAACTAATTATATAATAATCTAAGTTTAATCCGTTACATTGTTTTTTATCAAAATCACTAGGTTCTGCACTAATATCTATATGACTATGTAATACACCTATTATTTTATTTTTTAATGCTGTCTGTATATACTCTTTTGTGTCCATTTGAAAATTATCAGCATTTTCTGATATATTTTTAATTGGAACCCAATTTACTTCTTTATCATTTAAAGTTATTAAACCACAAGCTTCTCTAGGGTATCTTTCTTCTAAATATTTATAAATTCTTGGTAATAAATGAGTAATCATCTTCCATACTTTCTTGATGTTGGAAAGCCTCCAAACTGTATTTGAATTGCTTCATTTCTATTATAGTTAGGTCCTTTATCACTACTTGCATTTATATTAGTTTCACTATATTGATATCTTTGTGTACAAGAACCCATAGTTTTTCCACACACATCTCCTGTTTTCCAATAATTTCCAAATTGAGGAAACCCATTATCTTTTGGCTTGTAATTTCCACCTTCTTGAGTTTGATTTTTTACTTGAAAAAGTTTAGGATAGTCCTCTAAAGTACGTTTATCATTTGGGTCTAATCCTATTGTATATACCACATAATCATTATAGCTTATATCTGTATATGCATTTATCCATTTTTCTCCTATATTATATTCTTTATAAACTCTTACTCTTCTAAAAAATGTATTTGTATCTGAAGGAGCTCCTGGATTACTTTCAGCTTTCGTAGCTTGCCAATAATCATAAACAGGATTATTAGTATCATCATTAGCTAAAATTGTTCCATCTGGTTCTATTCTAAAAAGTCCTGTTTTTGGTTGTCTATAAATATAATTTGCAGTTATTTCATCATTTGAAACATAATTACTTGTAGGGGCCGAAGTTATAGGTATTACAGGTTCGTCTTCTTCATTAACAAAATTAGTTTTATCACCTGCTCTAGAAAAACGGCTCCATGTACATCCTCCTACTCTATCTTCTGCAGCTAAATCGTCATCTGCTCCTTGATATCTCCAAGGACATGCATTTCCAACTATATTTCTTTTTGGGAGTTTAACACTTTCTAAATCATATGCACTTACTAATTCAAAACTAACTAATATTGGACTTTCTAAGGCTATTCTATCTATAAAATAAATGTCTTTTGGAAACTCTAAAGGAGCAGAATATTCTCCTGAATCTCCACTTTGTCCTACACAATATTTATATAAAGTTTTTCGTCTAATTACTTTATTACCTAATAAATCTTCATTAGTTAATCCTTCTAATGCATCACTGAAATTTGTTAAAACATTAGCCATAGAAAGTGTTGGACGCGCAGAAGGACCACTACCTACTTCAAATCCTGATGCATCTATAGGGATAGCTTTGTACTCTACTGCATCATATTTCTGAGTTTTACTATTTGCTGTTGCTTTTCTGAATTGAATAGTTGTGAGATCACCTTCTAATCCTGAATGAAAATAAGCATAAGAATTAGTACTAATATCAGTATCTAACTCTAGTTCAAATAAAACTATTAGTCTGGATCCTGGATCTTGTTTTTGTACATCTTTTATTAAGTCTGTCATGCTTCATAAACCCTGTTAAATGTTGCAGCAACAGAATAAAAGTTTCCATAATCATATGAAAGATCCCATTCAGGACAAACTACTTTTATACCTGCTTGAATAAGTACATCTGCTGCATTACTTTCACTAGTTAAAGAAGCTGTAATAGTTAATGTGGTAGCATTATTTGTAGCAGTAGAAGATTGATCAAGTGTGTAACCTCCATCATTATTAGTACTTCCTGTAACTAATATATGGGAGGGAGTACTTGGACTTAATACTGTTGTATCTAAACCACTACTTGTTATTACAGTACTACTAAAAGAAGTTTCTGCTGTTTTACTTCCTAGCTCAGGTGGTGCAAATACAAAACTTGTTACAGCATTTTTATCTTCAAGAAAGTTTATAATATTTATAGCTTCTGCTCTAGTTCTAGTTGTAAAACTTGCTGAATAACCTTGAGTAAAAGGATTTATACCCCTAGCTAATCTTTGTTCATATCCGTCTCCGAATTTTTGAATAAAAATACTTGGTGTTGTTGTTCTACTTAATCCTTTATCTGCTGTAAAATCATTTGTTCCGTCTGTAAAATGTGCCATTATTTATTCCTACCATCCTCCCGGACCTTGCGTATAGAGAGTTCCTCCTATTCTTTTTTGTTTTGCTATTTCTTTATTAACTGCTCCTGCAATTGCTTTACCAAAAGCTGCTGCAGATGCTGAATCTGATTGTTGACCTGAAATTGTAGCTCCTCCTTCTCCCATATTAACATTAACTACTGTATTTGAGCCACCTATTCCTTTTAGTTGTCCAGGAGTTAATACAGTCTCCCCGGGACTAAGCATTGCTGGTACTGTATCTCTTCCTTTATAAACACCGGGAACTTTTCCACCGCCTGCGAATCCTTGAATTCCTTTATTAGTTACGTATCCGCCTGTTGCTCCTGAGGTGAGCTTACTCCAAAAACCTCCTGTTAATCCATCCCAAATTGTGTTAAGACCCTTGCCTACCGAAGTGGCGCCCTCACTAAGAGCATTCAAAGCTGGATTTAATTCCTTAACTGTTTTAGTAGTGTCTACAAGAGCGTCTATTTCGTTTTCTTTAGCCTTTATTATCTTATCTGTATGACCTCGGAAGCCCTCACTTGTACCTGGACCTTGTTTGCTTTTTGCTTCTTTAAGT